AAGTCACGGTCATTGAGGGGCTGTCCGATATCCATAAGTACCTGCAGGATTTGCCTGTCAAGCTGGAAAAAAGCATTTTGAGAGGTGGTTTGAGAGCAGGTGCCAAGGTGATTGCCGATGCGGCAAAAGCAGCTGCACCAGCAAAATCAGGCGCGCTCAGAGATAGCATTAAGGTAAGGTCAAGCACCAAGAAAGGTAAGGTTTCAGCCATTGTGACAGCTGGCAATGCCAAAGCCTGGTACAGCCACATCATTGAGTTTGGATCTGGAAGTTTTTATGCTGGAATGGGCAAAAAATCCAAGCGCAAAGCGTACCAAATCAATGCCAGGCGGCAGAGAAGTTTGAGCTTTAACGGGCAATTGATTGAATCGGTCATGCACCCTGGTGTGAAGCCAAAACCTTTCCTCAGACCTGCCCTTGATGCATCGCAACATGAGGCGATCAGAGCCGCAGCCGAGTACATGAAAAAACGCATTGCCAAAGAGAATTTGAAAAATGAGCGCTGAGCTGATTGCAATGGCAATCCTGAATTCACCGCCGGTCACTGCGATCGTTGGAAACAAGATTGCAGCCACCCGGCTTAAGCCAAATACAAAACCTCCTGCCTTGGTTTATCAAGCAATCAGCACCGTCCATGTTCCGAATGTCAACTATAGAGAGCCTGTGATTGTTCGTTCCAGGATTCAGATTAACCCTTTGGCGTTGAAGCCTGATGAAATTCATGCGATCAACGAAGCAGTCAAGAGTGTTTTGAATTTCAAATTCAGAATTGTTGCGGCCGGCAAAACCGTCCTTTCCTCCCGATTGGAGCTTCAGGGCCCAATGGAAAAAGACGACGAAACCGGCATTTGGACTCAAAGCACTGACTATATTTTGCAGTTTTACGAATAGTAAACCTGCATTTGGAGCCAGAATTTTCTGGCAATTCAACGCCCGCATCCCTGCGGGCTTTTTCATTTCTGAAAGGAAACAGCAATGACTGTACATACCTCCGCAGGGACTACCCTGAAAATCTCCGCAAACGCTCCGGCTACCTTTAACGTGGCTGGCTATTCCGCACTGACATACACGGCTGTCGGTGAAATCACCGATCTAGGCGAGTTCGGGCGCGAGTTCACCCTGGTGACCCACAACCCTGTCGGTTCTCGTGGCACGCAAAAGTTCAAGGGCTCCTTTAATGAGGGCACGATGAACCTGTCGCTTGGCCTGGATACCGATGATGCTGGCCAGGTGCTTATGAAAGCAGCTTCGCTCGCAGACACGGCCTATAGCTTTGAAGTAACGACGCAAAACGGCGACACCTATTATTTCCAAGCCATGGTCATGAGTTTCAAGGTTGGCGTGGGATCGGTTGACTCGATCACGACTGCCACCTGCACTCTCGAGCTGACGACCTCGGCTGGTGGTGTGGGAATCGTCGAAGACCTCTCTGTTTAATGAATGCCATCCGTGGCTAAACGCGCACCGAGTCGGCACTTGTCTCATCCTTCGCGGGGTGAGCAGGTGCCGGCCACGGGCTTTCCAACTATCCCGCGAAAGGAAAACAAAATGCTTGATATTTCACAACTTGGCGTGAACCCGACCAGTATCGTCGAGCTCGAAAGCCCTGATGGCGAGCCATTGGTCAATGAGGCCGGCGAAGTCATGAGCATCACAGTGTATGGACCTGGCAGCAAGCAATATCAAAAAGCCTCCAGTGTTAGGAACCGGGCCATCATTGAATATGTCCGCAAGGGCAGCAAAAAAATGAAAGACGACGAGCAACGCGAGCTTGATGCAGAGTTCCTGGCATCCTGCACCGTTTCGTTCAATGGGTTCGTGTATCGAGATTTGACCGGCCATGAAATGTTCAAGGCTGCCTACATGGATGCATCGATCGGGTTCATTGCCGACCAGGTAAATAAAGCAGTCGGTGACTGGGCAAATTTTACGAAGGGATCAAGCAAGACTTGATCCTCTATGCAAGGCAGCTGGGTTGGTTTCATTCCATCCCGGCTCCTGCAAAGTCACACAAAAAAATCACAGACCCGGAGCGGCAAAAAAGCCGTCTTGAAAAGGTTCTCGATAACGGTGGCACTCCATTGATGCCTGATGTTGGCGAGGCCACTTACCTGGTCAGTTATTGGCACGAATTGGGGTTATTTGAGGAGGGGCAGATGGGGCCGGTGGGTCTGTCTGCTCAGGAAATCAATGCTTGGCAATCTGGCGCGCAGATTTATTTGAGCGCCTGGGAGTTTGGGACCTTGGTTCAGATGTCCAGAGCGTATCTTTCATCGATGCGCGCCGGCTCTGAGGCTGAATGCCCGCCTCCATTTGGAAGCCCGGTCAATGAGTTTGACCGGTCCATCTTGTCTAAACGTGTCAGTGATGCGTTTAAGTCTTTATTGATGGCGAGAAAATCGTAATGTCTACAAGTGTTGGCCAGCTGACCATTGAAATGGCAGCAAACATCGCTCGCCTTGAAAAAGACATGAGGGCAGCCCGCAAGTCTGTTGACGAGGCAATGGGTGGAATCCAAAAAAGCGCTCAGTTTGCGATGAATGCACTCAGCGGAATTGCTGTTGGGCTTTCAGTCAATGCTTTTGCTGGCTGGATCAAAGGTGCCATCGATGCGATGGACAAAACCCAAGAGCTTTCTCAGAAAGTTGGGATTTCGGTTGAACAACTCGGAGGATTACAGCTCGCTTTCAAAATGGGCGGGGTTGAGGCCGGCGCGCTTCAGCTTGCCATGTCAAAGCTGTCCACCGGGATTGCCGAGGGCAATAGCGGCCTCAAGGCTATGGGCATACAGCTCAAAAATACAGATGGAACAGCAAAGACAACGCGCGATATTTTTGGCCAAATTGCAGACAAATTTGAAAATTATGCAGATGGGGCTCAAAAAACAGCGCTCGCCATAGAAGTTTTTGGCAAATCAGGCGCTGATTTATTGCCTATCTTGAACGGCGGATCCGAGTCTTTGGCAGAGTTTGATGCCATGGCTAAAAAGCTCGGCATCACGCTTGACGATGAAACTGCCGAAAAAGCGGGACAATTTAATGACACCCTTGATTTGATTGGCCTAGGTTTTCAAGGGCTAGGTCAAAAGCTGGCTGCGCAAATGTTGCCTGCGCTTCAGGATCTTGCCGGTCGGTTTTTTGAGGCCATGTCTGAAGGCGACAGAATGGAGTCGGTTGCCAAAGTTCTTGGTCTTGCTCTTAAAGGATTGGGTGCCGCAGCCATTGCAGCTGCAGATGGTTTCAAAATCCTGGGCTTGTACATGGGTGGCTATGCAGGAGCATTCTCAGAGCTGATCTCCGGGAACTTCAGCAAGGCCTATGAAATCATTTCGCAAACCGGCAGAAGCGTCATTACGACCCTTCAGAAATCCGTCACTGATATCGGCGCACTTTTTTCAAATACCGGTGACAATACAGTCAAAAATTTTGCACGAATCACGTCAGCGCTGAAAAAAGACCAGGCACCAGCATTTGGTGCCGCAGCGGAGGCCGCAAAAAAAGCAGCCGATGAATACGCAAAGATGATCGAAAAGGCTGACGAGCTTGTTGCTTCTCTTGAGTTTGAAACTCGCAGCCTGGAGATGAACAGCCAGGAGCGCGAAACAGCCATTCAACTCCGAAAGCTGGAGGCCATTGGGATTAAGGAAGGCACCGCTGAATACGAAAAGTATGCGCAGGCCATCATGGACACGGTGGCGATCAATGAGTCCATCAAAGAGCGCTTGAAACTCGAAGAGGAGCTTCAAAAAGAGCGGATCAAGCAGGAAGAGGATTACGCCAAGGAAGTCGAGCGAATCAATGACCAGATCGGCCAATCTCTGGCCGATGCCCTGATGGAAGGCGGCAAAAGCGCCAAGGATTTCCTGATCGGCATGTTTAAGACAATGGTATTGCGTCCACTGCTCCAGCCAATGATCACTGGCGTTGTTGGCGCAATGGGATTTGGCGCTGCTGGTGCGGCGATGGCCGGCACCACCGGGGCAGGCGGAGCGGCCGGTGGATCAATGAACTTGATGTCGATGGGAAGCGCTCTGAAGTCCGCTTATGAGCTGGTGACTGGCAGCTTTACATCTCTTGGAGCCGCAGTCAGCGATTTTGCTATTGAGGCAGGCTTTCAGATGATGTCAAGCGGCGCGGAAAGCGCAGGCATCGCCATGATGGAATCTGCAGCCACATTGGGCAGCGTTGCATCCTATCTGGGCGGCATTGGCGCGGGCCTTGGTCTTGGAAACCTTATTTCTGGTGGAAAATCGATTGGGGGGAGCTCCTGGATTGGAGTTGGCGGCGGTACCGCAATTGGTGCAATGGTTGGAGGCCCGATTGGAGCGGCAGTAGGCGGCATTCTTGGCGGCGTCATCAATGCCGCATTTGGATCTGGCGCTAAAGAATATACCGACACTGGCATCACTGGCACGCTGTCGGCCATGGCGGCTGACGTAGAGGAATATTCAAAGTGGAAAAAGGCTGGCGGCTGGTTCACCAGCACCAAGCGTGGCACAGAATTCCGAGCGTTGAATTCAGAGCTGCAGGGCACTCTTGACGCTGCATTAAGGGGAATCGGCGGATCGGTTGCCTACTTTGCCCGCTCGCTTGGTCAGCCAACTGACGCAATCAATAGCTTTTCTCAATCGATCAATATCAGCTTTAAGGATTTGTCAGAGCAAGAAATTCAGCAAAAAATCCAAGAGGCGGTCAGCGGATTTGAAGCTGGGCTGATTGCAGCAGTTTTCCCAAGCTTGTCCACATTTGCTTATGCAGGTGAGTCTGCCGGCGATACGCTCAAGCGGCTCTCCGATCGCCTGAGCATGGTCAACAAGGTTTTTGAGGCTCTTGGATTCAGGCTGAATGAGATCAGCTTAAGCGGTGCAGATGCTGCAAATAAACTGGTTGAGCTGACCGGCGGCATCGATGCATTTACTCAAAAAGTCGATTTTTATTACCAGAATTTTTACTCGGTGCAGGAGCGCCTAAATAAAAATACTGACCAGCTCACATCGGTTTTTTCTGAGCTCGGCATGACGCTGCCTACCACGCGCGAAGCGTTCAGGGCGATTGTCGATGTGTTTCAGCAGTCCGGCAGCACCACACTGCTTGCCACCATGCTCAATATCGCAGGTGCTTTCAATGAGTACATCACTGCCGTAGAGCAAGCTGAGCAGCGAACCGTCGAGATTATGCTTGCGCGCATGCAGGAAGGCGCAACGATCGAGAATCGCTTGCTTCAGGCGCTTAATCAAGTATCCGAATTGCGCAATCGTGAGCTCAATGCGCTTGATGAATCGAATCGGGCGCTTCAGCAGCACGTTTATGGTCTTGAGGATGCGCAGAATGCTTACTCCTCAGCGGTTGAAGCAACCAACCAGGCTTTTGACCAACTTAAGCAGGCAATTTCGGTTGAATTGCAGTCAGCGCTCAATGCCCTGACCAAAGATTTCGAGGATTTCACCGACAGCATCACGCAACAGCAACAGGCGCTTGAAAGCGCTCAGCAGGTTGCCAATCAAAACCTCAACAGCCTGAAAGGCTTGTTTGATTTCATTGGCAATCAGATTGACGACCTGGTGGGGTCTACTGAGGAAACAGTGGCCTCTGGAGTGGCATTTATCCAGAATGCACTCTTTGTCGCCAAGGCAAGCGGCTACCTGCCAGAGCAAAATGAACTTGCAGCTGCTATTACAGCAGCCAAGGGCGGCATGGGCGCCGAAAACTATGGCAGCGCCTTTGAGATGAAGCGCGCTAATCTGCTCCTGGCAAATGACCTTGCTGCCCTGAAAGCGATTGCTGGCGACCAGATGAGTGACGCCCAGCAGCAGCTTGCCGTATCTGAGCAGCAGCTCGAAGCCCTGAAGGCACGACTTGAGCAGGCCAGGGTCCAGTACGAAGACAACATCAACAGCACAAACGCGTATTTTGATGCTCAACTTATTGCTGCACAGCAGCAAATTAATGTTTTAAACGGCATCAATACATCCGTATTGAGTGTGGCGGCGGCGACCAATAACCTGGCTATGCTGATGGATCAGCAAAGCCAGGCCACTGCTGCGCTCGCCAAGGCAAACGCTGATGCGCTTATAGCCGCTCAACAGGCTGCCGCGCGAAGAGAGCAGGAGCTTGCTGCTGCTAAAGCTGCGGCTGATGAAAAAGCCAGAGCAGCGGAAGCCGCTGCGGTAGCAGCTGCTAATGCTGCTGCCGAGAGGGCAAGGGCAGAAGAGGCGGCCCGGGTTGCCGCAGCAGCGGCTGAGGCTGAAAGGCAAAGACAAGCAGCGGCTGCAGCTGCTGCAGCGGCGGCAGCTGCGGATCAGGCAAAAAGAAACCAGCTACGAAATACCGCACCTGGCAATTGGTCTGCTGCTGACAGGCGAAACCCAGCTTACAAGGATATTTACGATCTTGTGATGAGTGAGGTTTATGTCACCCATCCAGGAGAGGGAGGCCACGGCGGTGCTGCCACAGGTGGCTACGTCTCACCAGGCATGATGCTGGTGGGTGAAGAGGGTCCAGAGCTCGTTAACTTCCTCTCCCCTGGGATGGTCTACACGTCAGCGCAAACACAAAGCCTGCTTGGCGGCAGTGGCGGGCAAGAAATCATTGGCGAATTGCGATCGCTCAGAGAAGATCAAAGAGCTCAATCCAAAGCCTTGGTTGCACTTCAGTCAAGGATGACCAGGATCATTGAACGATGGGAGGGCGATGGCATGCCATCCACGCGTTATGAGGGGGCTGCAGTATGAGCACTGATGCAAACGGGCTGTCTATCATCAAACCTTTGGCGATCGATGACACGATTCTTGACGCCTCTGGAACTAATGTCCCTGAAAACGAGTTTCCGGCCTGGAGCTCAGCGGCAACGTATAACTTGGGCGATCGCGTCATCCTGACCAGTACGCATCGCGTTTACGAAAGCCTGCAGGCTGCCAATACAAACAAAGATCCTCGCACCCAAAGCGCCTGGTGGATCGAGGTTGGACCGACCAATCGTTGGGCTGTATTTGATACATCGGTCAGCACGCAGACCGTGAAGGCCAGCAACATTACTTACACCCTGGAGCCTGGGCAGGCGATCAACGCTTTGGCGGTCTTGAATATCACCGAAGGCGCAGAAATCAATATCACCATGGTTTCGCCAGGCACTGGCACGCCTGGTGTGGTGTATGAGCGCACGATTGATCTGGCATCCCTTCCTTTGACGCCTGACTGGTGGGCGTTTTTCTATGGCCAGCGCATCTCACCGACTCAAAGCATTTTGCTGGATTTGCCTTCCTATTCAGATTGCGTGGTGACGATTGAAATTACTGGAAGCGTGAATTTGGCGGTTGGCGTGATTCTTGTTGGCCAACAGCAAAACTTTGGGATCGGTATCAGCTATGGCGTGAGGGTTGGGATTCAGGACTACTCGCGCAAAGAAACCAATGAATTTGGCGACACGATTCTGGTGCAAAGAGCATTTGCCAAGCGAGCCAACTTCGATCTGATGATCAAAAAGGCTGAGGTCGACTCACTTCAAAACACCTTGAGCGCCATCCGAGCCCAGCCGGTTCTATGGGTTGGAAGCAATGAATATGAGTCAACCACTCTTTTCGGGTTTTACAAGAATTTCGACATTTTGATCAGCTACCCGGAGCACTCTGACTGCTCTCTTGAAATCGAAGGATTGACCTAATGGCCATCGATACCTTGCCATCGGCTCCACAGCCAACAGATACCACCTCCCAATTCAACGCAAAGGCTTTTGCCTGGGTGGCGGCGCTCTCGACCTGGACCACCCAGGCCAATGCGCTTGAGTCAAACGTCAATGCTAAAGAAAGCTCCGCGGCGGGGAGCGCTTCAACAGCAACAACAAAAGCATCTGAAGCTTCAGCGAGTGCATCAGCAGCCCTGGCCAGCCAAAACGCAGCAGCTTCCAGCCAATCTGCCGCTGCTAACAGTGCCAACCAAGCCAATTCATTTGCAACGGCTGCAAGCGGCTCTGCCACCACAGCGCTGAATAAAGCGACAGAGGCCTCGGTAAGCGCCTCACAGGCCGCACAAAGCGCAGACGAGGCTGCTGGTGCAGCAGCATCTGCAGCACAGATTGTGTACGGCAACCTGATCATGCACCCGAATCGGATTGATCAAAGCATTTCGATTCCAGATGGATACAACGCATTTTTCATCGACCCGGTTGAATTTGGTCCCAATGTGACTGTCACCGGACTTGGCAATTCAACCTTAAGAGGTGTGTAAAACATGAGCACTGCAATTTTTGACAATTTCCAAGCTCCAGGCAACCAGCCGGCAAACTTCCCTTTTGGGTTGCGCATTGGATCTGGGTCCACCAATGGAATCAACGATGTTGGGATCGCTGGCCAGCGCGGTTTTGGTGTTGGCATTTGCCCAGGACCGCTACCATCTGGCATGGTTGGAATCCAGGGTTACAACGACCCAGCATCTGACAACTATGGCAATTATCAGTTTTCAGATGGTTCCGTCATGGTCTGGGTGCCAGCCTTTTATTACAAATGGGGGACGGGCTCGAATGGTGTCGCGCTCAACGCTGTCGATATCAAAGCATTTTCTGCATATGCCACGGTGGCGGAAGCAAATGCAGCGGGTTACGCGCTACATCGAGCGTTTTATGACGGTGGAGCTGTACAGCAAGGCTTTTTCTTTGATAAGTACATCACCAGCAACAATGGCGGAATTGCATCCAGCCTGAAAAATGGCATTGTTCTGACTTCAGGCCAGCGTGGGTCACTTTCCACTGCTGTCTATTCCGCTTTGACTGGCGCGCCATCCAATAGCCTGGGCGGCTCATTTGCTGCAGCAAAAACCAGAGGCAGCAGCTTTTTTGCTGCAAGCCGTTTCCAACGTGCTGCACTGGCACTGCTTTCCTATGCTCACGGCCGCGCATCATCCAGCACTACCTATTGCGCCTGGTATCACGCAACAAACAACTTCCCCAAGGGCAATAACAACAACGCCCTAGGAGACGCTCAGGACGCTGCGATCCTGTACGAATACGATGGCAACGGCACTTACCTGGGGTGCGGCAAAACGGGCTCTGCGAACCTGTTTGCTCGCACGACCCACAACGGTCAAAACTGCGGCATTGCAGACCTGAATGGCTTGGTCTGGGAGTTTTCTCCTGGCCTGACCAGCAACGGCACCAACCTGTACATCATGAAAACTTCGGTTCGCATGAAGGATGTGACCGGCGGCAACTCATTGGCCACCGACGCATTTGGCGCGACAGGCATTGCTGCTCTGTATGACGACCTGGGAACGACCTATGAAGTTTTGTGGGCAACCAGTGCAAACAGACAAGTTGCATTTGGCAATGCAACCAATCAAGTTTTTAGCGCATCCACCAGCGGCAATGCCTGGAACTATGCTGGCCTGGGAGCTCCTTTGGCGGCAGGTATTGGCGGTGTCAATTCATTCGGTAACGATGGGTTATGGGACTACAAACCCAATGACATGGCTCCGCTCTCGGGCGGCGCCTGGGCCGACTCCTCCAATGCGGGAGTCTGGGCCTTGAATCTCAACGCTGTCCGGTCGAGCTCGAACTACAGCATTGGGTTCCGCTCCGCCTTGTATTTGTAACTTTGTCAGGGGTCGGCGGTAGCCGAACCCCTATCCAATAATGGGTCAGCACTCCGAAGCCGAGTTGAATCAAAAGTTCATTGAGACTGCAAAGCTCATGAATATTTATCTCAACCATTTTCCAAGATTTGAAAAATATGCACTTTCTCAGCAAATCAGGCAGTGCATGTATGAGGTCTATGCGTTGATGGTTGAGGGTCAAAAGCGTTACCACAAGAAAACCACGCTATCGAATCTCGATATTCGTCACGAGCAGTGGAGGATGCTGGTCAACCTGGCCAACTCCCTTGGGTATTTTGAATTCAAAGACGGAAAAGAGGCTGACAAGTCACCAGAAAAGATGGCCGCACATCGGTTTTTGGCAATCAGCAGGCTCATCGATGAGCTCGGTCGCATGGTGGGCGGCTGGATTGTATTTGAGCGGCAACAAGAGCAGCAACGGGAAGCGTCTTAACATGGCTCCGATCTCGGGCGGCA